CAAAGCCGAAAGAGATCTTCACGTGTCAGCATTGTGATACACCTGCCTTCAAGAAGGTAGCCAAGGTTCTTGGAAAGGCTGCGACGCTGGAGGGTCACATCTATAGTGGCGACACCGAGAACCAGCCTGAACCGGTCACTCTTCAGGTCGAGATGATCCTGCGTGCCTTCCAGCGTATCACAAATGAGGACTGCAAGTTGATCGGTCTGAACCCGGAGTTTGCTCGTCCCGAGTGGATGATCTGCACAGTTCTTGCCGTTCCGCCACTGACGGTCCGCCCGTCGGTTGTTATGGACGACAACCAGCGCATGGAGGATGACTTGACGCACCAGCTCATTACCATCATTCGCTCAAACGACAGCCTGCGTGACAAGATTGATAAGCAAGAGTCGGCGGTGACCTTGGATAAGTATACGGCTGCTCTCCAGTATAATGTGGCTACCTACGTTGACAACGACATCAAGGGTCTGGAGCCGTCTGCACAGCGATCGGGTCGTCCTCTTCGCACCCTGAAGTCTCGCTTTGGAGCCAAGACAGGACGTGTGCGTGGTAACCTGATGGGAAAGCGTGTTGACTTCTCTGCGCGTTCGGTTATCACACCCGATGCCAACATTGAGCTGGATGAGCTTGGTGTTCCAGAGGAGATTGCTGTGAATCTGACCTTTCCTGAGATTGTCAGTCCCTACAACCGCGATCGGCTGTTGGGCTACATCAAGAATGGTCCAGACAAGCATCCGGGGGCCAAGTCAGTGTATCTCAAGGCAGATGACCGCACACTGAGCTTGCGATATGTGAATCCCGATACGATTGATATTCGCGAGGGTGATGTGGTCCACCGTCATCTGATCAACGGCGACATTGTGCTCTTCAATCGTCAGCCGTCTCTGCACAAGGCGTCCATGATGGCCCATCGTGTTGTGGTCTTGCCGTATAGCACGTTCCGTCTGAACGTTTCAGCTACTCGTCCCTACAATGCTGATTTTGATGGTGACGAGATGAACATGCACGTGCCTCAGAGCATTGCATCGGCTACAGAGCTCCGCTACATTGCTTCAGTTCTGCGCAACATCATCAGTCCCCGAACGAACAGCCCGATTATCCAACTCTTCCAGGACACGATGACGGGAGCCTACCGCATCAGTCAGCCGAACGTCAAGGTTCCTGAGCCGATTGCGATGAACATTCTGGCACGGATCAAGCTTCCCTTCTCTCGCAAGAACCGCCCTTGGACAGGAGCTGAGCTGATCTCCACCGCCTTCCCGATGATGAACCACAAGGGCAAGATCACGCTGAAGAATGGACAGCTGAACGAGGGTGATATCTTGCAGAAGGGTGCAGTGGGTGGTCTGCTTCACGTGGTCTATGCCGACTTCGGTCCTGAGCGATGCGGTCAGCTCATCAATGACATTCAGTCCATTGTGACCCAGTATAACCTCTATACTGGGTTCTCAGTGGGCACGTCGGATCTGATTGCAAACCAGACCACACTTGACTTCGTAGCTGATCAGCTCAAGACAGGACGTGATCGTGTGGCAAAGATCCTTTCGGACATGCACGCAGGTCAGTTCATCAACATCTCAGGTCTCTCGGACGGCGAGGATCTGGAGGACAAGATCTCGTCAGCCTTGAAGGACGTTGCAGCGAACATCAATACCAAAGTGATTGAGTCCCTGTCCAAGGACAATCGCATCGTTCAGATGGTTGACTCAGGATCCAAGGGAGGTGAGCACAACATTACCCAGATGGTTGCCCTTCTGGGACAACAGCTGATTGAGGGTCGTCGTGTTCAGTATACTCTGCAGGACCGCACTCTGCCTCACTTTGCGCGCTACGATGACGGTGTGGAGTCTCGTGGCTTTGTTCAGCATTCCTTCGTGGATGGTCTGATGCCTGCAGAGTTCTTCTATCACGCTCAGGCAGGTCGTGAGGGTCTGATTGATACGGCTGTTAAGACCTCGGATACAGGCTACATTCAGCGTCGTCTGATGAAGTCCATGGAGGATCAACACGTGGAGCATGACGGAACCGTCCGAAATGTGACGGGTTCAGTGATTCAGTTCGTGTATGGAGAGGACGGTGCTGACACAGTGTCTGTTGAGTCGCAGACGTGCAATCTTGCTCTGATGACTTTGGAGAACATCTACAAGGAGTATGCACTCACCCCTGAGGACGTCAACCCGTTCTTGAAGGACTCGGTGGAGGACTGCCCTGACATGGTCGATGAGATCACAGCCGATCGTGAGATGCTGGTCCGGTCTGTGTTCCGCTATCGCAAGAATGACACGGTTCTTGCCCCGGTCAACCTCAAGCGCCTGATTACCAAGTATGAGAACCCATATTCGACCAAGACGGATCTGACGCCTGCGCTGGTGGTCGCAGGTCTGAACCGGTTCATGAAGGAGTTCCCGTATAGCAAGGTGTTTCATGCCCTGCTCCGATACTATCTGGCTCCCAAGAAGTCCATTGTGGTGCACCGTCTGAGTGTGGCGCTCTTCGATGAACTCATGCGCGACATCCGCTACCGGTACATCAAGAGTCAGGCTCACTCGGGTGAGATGGTTGGAGCCCTGGCAGCCCAGTCCATTGGTGAGCCTACGACACAGCTGACACTGAACACCTTCCACTCGGCAGGCACAGTGAAGGCGAACGCTACCTCAGGTGTTCCGCGTATTGAGGAGTTGCTGAGTGCATCGGCCAATCCGAAGAAGCCGGGCAACACAGTCTATCTCCTCCCCGAGATCTCTGCAAACCAGGACAATACGGTTTCCAAGATGAAGGAGATTCAGCGCACAACTCTGCGCGATATCACCAAGTCAGTTCGAATCTACTATGATCCGGACTCGGCAAACACTGCTGTGGAAGATGACGCTGCAATCCTGGCACTCTACGAAGAGTTCTCCATTGCAAATGAGGCGTCCTGTGCATCACCCTGGATCATGCGTCTTGAGCTGAACGATCTGGAGATGGCAGCCCGTGATATTCTGGATCTGCCCGAGGTCGTTGCAAAGGTTCGCAATGCCGGTTTGAAGATCCTGGAGTGCATGCATTCGGATGCAACTGCCACAAAGATCATTCTGCGTATGACCTTTGATGCAAATACGATCAAGAACCCGACTCAGCTTCGGTTCTTGGAGGAGAAGGTTCTGGACATTGTGCTGACGGGCGTGGATGGTGTTGGCGGTGTTCACTTGCGTAAGGTGAAGAATGAGATGGTCTATGATGAGAAGGTGGCTGGCTATTCCCAGAAGGAGCAGTATGTTCTGGACGTGGACGGAACCAACTTGTATCAGCTCATGACCTTCCCGGGAGCTGACGGGACCCGCACGTTCTCAAACGACATTCACGAGATCAATGATGTCTTTGGTATTGAGACTGCACGTCTGGCAATCTTTGAGGAGTTTTCAGAGGTCTTCGTGTCAGAGAAGGTGAACTACCACCACTTGTCTGTGCTCGTGGACAGCATGACCTTCTCCGGTCGTATCGTGGCGGTCAACCGTTTCGGCATGAACAAGAATGAGACAGGTGTTCTGGCTCGATCCTCATTTGAGGAGACCAGCAAGAACATGTTTAATGCGGCAATGGGTGCAGAGTTTGATACGATGCGCGGTGTCTCTGCAAATATCATGTTCGGTCAGAAGCCTCCCTGTGGAACAGGCTTCGTGGACATATTGGTGGATGAGACCCGCCTGCCCGATGGTCAGGATGAGGATCCCGAGGATACGACACTTCAGGAGGTCAATCAGCGCTTGAACGGCTTGCCCGAGAGCGAGTGTCGCCTGGAGGACATCTTGATGGATTGGTGACGCACCGACTGTAAGAAATCATTTGTAAGACGGCGCGTGCGACGACGAGCACGCCCAACTAGTGGAAGGGGGTCTTCTTCAATTTGCCTCATAGGAACCTTTACCGGAAGATCCTGAATTGTAGACTCGGGATCAGTGCGTATTATCTGAGCTGCTAAATCAGCCCTTAACTTTTTCACTGCAGTGGAAAGTTCAGGTATTGACATTGGAGGAACTGTTAAACTTTCCGTATAGGCTCCGCGGATAACTCCAACTACAACGGGCATCTGCAGGACCTTTGCCACAAATACTTCATAATCGGAAGTGTACTGCGGTACTTCGCCACATATGTAATTAGAGAGAATTGTAGACATTGATGCAAACGAGATCATTTCGTCGACTGTTGTTCCGAGACATGTTGCAATTGACTCTCGTCCAACAACATGCTGTGCTGAAATAAATAGCACCTCGCGAACTGCAAATGCGAGTGCATCTTTATCATCTCCTGTCATAGGAGCCACTTTCTCTGTCAGTTTTTGAAGAAACGTGTAATACCGAGTGTAAAGATCAATATCCATGGATCCTTCAAGACGCTCTCCAACATTTGGCTCCAATGCTTCAAGCGATGAATAAATTGGGAACAAGTGATCCGATGACTGTCCTCCTCCTTGGCTACCACGTCTCCGTCTAGTTCCTTGGGGAAGAATATTTGCTTGGTCCAATCCAACAAGAGCACGTGATTGAAGAGGGGCTTGAGCGACCGAAGGGGTTACTTGACCCAGTTCCTCTAATGGCTTTGGATCTTGGTGGTCAACTCTTTCACTTACAACACTTCCTCGAGTAGCACTTCCAATTTCACTTTCATACCTAAAACGTTGTTCGGGACCACACATACCACACCATGATCTCTTACGTGGATCTGCAAGTATATGTGCAACAATTAACGCATGTGTAGTCTGTTTAATTGGAAAATCTATACTTGATCCGTGATTTGCATATCTTGAAGTCTTTATCCAACCACCTCTCTTATTTCTACGTGTGCGTCTCTTTCCTCCAACAGGTCTGACAGGTTCAACCTCTGGAACAACTCCGTCCGGATCAAATGCGTCTGCTATATGGTTTGTAGAATCGTTGTCGATATCATTGTGTACATTTGCTTCAACAACTTCATCTTGATTCATTGAGATGTCGTTTGATTCCACAACTTGTTGGAAATTAGATGTTTGTATAATTTCACCAGTTATTACTGTACTAACAAATGTCGGTTTCAATTGAAGTATTACCCTTGCGTTTGCAACAAGATCTACAAGATCGGGTTTTAACTCTTCAATTTTTTCAAAGATGCGTTTCTTTAAAGTATCCCCTTCGTCTGTATCTACCTTTGCAATATAGCCGAGGAAGCTATACTTATCAATCTTTCCAGTAAACGCAGATACGAGCCTTGTTTTGATTTCTCTTGGCGTAGTTACACGCTGTAATGCAGTAAATATATCTTTTCGCTCAAAGTATGTATCAAATGAAGCTTTGAAATCTGGACTACCCTTATGATCGCGCATAATTCCCTTAGCAGTTGTATATGCCTTCATTATAACCTGAGATTTTGGCGCTGCTCCAAAAACAGACGGTGGGGTTAATATCTTAATAATCTCGCGTACATCGGGTATATCTAATAATGTATGGGCAAAGTGGAGAGATGATTTAAATACAGATTGTATATCAGTTGCATTCTTCACGTTTTCAAAATGATAGCCGATTTGTTTATCGCGCATAGCTGAAAACTTTTGTAGAAAATCAAGAACAGTGGTTCTGTCTGGTAAATTCTTCACCTGTTCGTCTGCAAGATCATCTAGATTTATATTACCAACACTATCTCGTGTGAACACAATGATTTCCTTTTCGGATCCCTTGATGAAGATTGTATTTACACCCATTAGAAGAGAATACGCCATTGCAACCCTGTCATGTGTAACAAAAAAAACAGGAACCTGTGGTAAAGCGGAAGTATATTGACGACTATGTGCATCTAAACATGATAATACTTGAAGCCAGTCGCCCGACCGTTTTTGTGTCCAAGAGACATTAGCCCCAAACCTAGTTTCGGGGGTATCCAATCTTCGCTGTAGAATCTTTCTAAGAAACTCAGTCAATAGGGACTTAATTGAATTTGACTTCTTTGCATCAGGAACATGGTGAACTCGCGTTCCATTCGCATTTGTAACAGTTAGAGTTACAGATGTCTTCTTTCCCTTTCCAAACATCAATTGTTTTTGGATTGGTGAAAGGGTAAGTGTATGAGTTGAGAAAAACTTTTCTAATGCATGCATGTCATTGTTGTAAGGAGTGTCCTTTGGAATTCCGTTATATACAGTTGGTTGGGTTCCAGTTTGTTCTAGGTATTTAAGAATGATACCTTTTTTTGATGTAAAAACAGGATCTGTTGAAGGAGTCTTCGAAGCGGGATCATTTTCTACCTCGGAGTTATATAGATAGTAGAATGTCAAGTTTTTTGTACGATCGCCCCTTGTGAGACGTTCTAGAAATCCAGATTGATTAAAATCAACAACCATTGCAATTGATTCAGGTAGCAACCCTGCAATGGTTTCTCCGTCTACGCCCGAAATTGACATCTTCGCACTAGTAAATTTGCTGTCGGTGTATGTATTTATCTGATGCTGCTGGCCAGGAGGTTCATCTAACAATCCACGCAAATTTTCCTGACATACTAATCCAAGTAAACGATCTTCATCTTGGTGTCTTTCTGCGTTACTTGGCATACTCTCGTTAAATGCAGTGAGTCCACCTGTGATACGCTCTGGATCAGATTGATCCCCGTGAAAATCGTGCCAACTATCACTTAATGCAAGATTTGCAAGTGTTTTATTAAGATCCACTGCCATTACTTACCTCTCCGAAACAATCTAGAAGAACTTCAGCTTACGACGACCACCCATCATGGTTGCAGTAGGTGTGTTCAGCACCAGTGCATAATAGGGGTAGTAAAAGGTTGCAAAGAAGAAGTCCAGGATCGCCCAACCGATCGACCCGTACTTCGCATAGGACAGACTAGCGGCGCCATAATGCCAGATCACCATAAAGAGAAATCCAAAGACACCTGCAACGATACTAACCACACCTGCAGCCTTTGCAGTGTCGGTATTGTCAGATGCAGGCTTGTTGGCGGGTCCAGTATTAGCATCGGGCGAAGGAGGTCCAGGAGGTGAGGAAGGCATCTTTAGTAAATAATAAGGAAACAAAGTAATGGTCAACTTGACTCACGCAGAGTTGGCAGAGATCACTACAAAATCACTTCCACCGGCAAGTCTGGATGCCTTAAACACAATTCGCAATCAATCCTGCACGGCTTCGTTTTCCCTTCAGCCTCAGCAGAAGTTTTTACGCAGGGTCCTGTCTCCCGATTCTCCGACTCGGAATCTGTTAATGGTTCACGGAACGGGTGTAGGCAAGACCTGCTCTGCGATTCAAGTGGCCGAGGAATACATTATTCGCCCCGAGTTCCAGGACAAGAAGGTGATGGTCGTGGCATCGCGCGCTGTGCAAGAGAACTTTCGGACGCAGATCTTTGACATGTCCCGTGTGAATCTGGATAAGGCCAGTGATACATTGAGTTCAAAGCAATGCACGGGTCGTCGGTATTTGGATATGCTCCTGCGCATTGAGTCTGAGCCAAAGAACTGGGCGAACCCCGAGGTCATGAGTCGTCTCGAGACCACAGCCGATCGCATCATCAAGGAGTTCTATGAGTTCTCGGCATATACATCCTTCGGAAACAGGCTTCTTGAAAAGCTGACAGGAACTGAGAAGGACATTGATACCGCATGGGTGCACGAGAACTTTGATAACCGCCTGCTGATCATCGACGAGGCTCACAACATCCGTTCAGAGGAGACACAGATTGCTTCAGGTCTTGAACAGCTGGTGAAGGTAGCCGATGGTCTTGTGTTAGTTCTCTTGACCGCCACCCCCATGTTCGACAGCTTTGATGAAATCATGTACTACATGAACCTCTTCTTGTGGAATGAGCGTAAACAGCCTTTTAAGACAACCCTGAAAGCATCTGAGTTCTTTACGAGCGAAGCCGAGCTTAAGGGTGGTGAATCGGAAATCAAATTTCGCCAGTGGTGCCAAGACTACGTTTCGTATGTGAAGGGCGAGAGTCCCTTCACCTTTCCGTTCCGTCTTCCCCCACCTGTCATCTCTTCAAATACGGAGATGACAAAGGGATTCAACGGACCTGATATTCCTGATAAGGATCGGATCAAGTATCTGTCCCTCGTAGCCTCTGAGGCAAAGGGGTATCAAAAGAAGATTCTGACAACCTCCAAGCACGAGGATGATGATAGCAAGCGTCAGGCAATGATCATTCCGACCATCTCAGTGTTCCCGGATGACAAGCGATTCAAGGAGACCTTCAAGCAGACCAAGAATCAATATTCGTATGTCGGAGAGCCCTTCTTGACCCCCGAGAAACTGCCCGAGTATGCGGCGAAGTTTGTCACAGTCTTGAAGTCAATTGAGAGTTCGGGAGGTGTCTGCTTGGTGTATTCAAACTACGTAGAACGTGGAGCCCTGCCGTTTGTCCTGGCGCTTGAGGAGCATGGATATACACCGTATAAGGGTGATTCACTCCTCGCTGACTCTAGCTATGAAGGCCCCTCAAAAGGCAAATATATAATGCTCTCCTCCAATGCTTCGGATGCTGAGATTTCTACCATGTTGTCGGCTGTCAAGAATCGTGCAAATGTGACGGGTAAGAATATCAAGGTTGTGGTCACAAGCCCGTTGGCTGCAGAGGGTATTGATTTCCGCTTTATTCGTCAGGTTCACATTCTGGATCCCTGGTGGAATATGAGCCGTATTGAGCAGGTTGTGGGACGTGCCCTGCGCACGTGCAGTCACCAGGACTTGGTTCCCAAGGAGCAGAACTGCACAGTCTATCTCCATATCATTCGCGCTGAGGAAAAGCGCGAGGCATTTGATGAATACACCTATCGCACAAAGGTGGAGGCAAAGGGCATGCGCATTGCAAAGGTTCGTAAGGTGTTAGCTGAGTCAGCAATGGACTGTCCGATGCAGATTTCCTTGCCAGGCGATTGGCGAGAGTTGGTCGTTCCTCAGATTCGCGATGAAGGTCGTGAAGAGGTTGGCTACCGACTGAAGGGAATGTTGGCGCCCACATTTGATGAGGCACCTGATATTGAACAGTGCAAGGTGACGGAGAGCGTAGTTGATCCGGATCATGTGCGCCCTCTTTCAAGCTACTTGGATTCGCGCGATGAGATCCTGACTAAACTTGGAAAGCTCTTCATTGATAAGTCTATCTGGGATCGCGAGCAGTTGTTCTCCGTCTTGAGACCCTTCAGTCGGGACGTGGTCATCTACACCCTGCAACAGGCGATTGCGAGTTCTTTCCGATTTGTGGATTCCTTCGGACGTCCGAGCCTTCTTGAGTCCAAGGGCGATTTGTATGCCTTAGCTCCGATTGATGTCTCCAATAGCACGGTGATTGAGAGGACAACTAAACCCAGTAAACCAGTTGAAATTCCGCTCCCAGATGCCCCACCTCCAGCCGAGGAGGCACCTCCTCTCCAAGCTGATATCCTGGACATCAAGCGCAATGCGTATAAGTTTCCTGGTGATGCTGGGACTCGCTTTTCAGAAGAGGTTAAGAATGGCTTCATCTTTGATCACGAGTTCACGCCAGCTGAAAAGAAGGCATACTTAGCCACGAACCCCGAACTGCCATTTGCTGATCGTCTCCGAATCCCCGATACGGATATTATGGTCACAGGTGAAGAACTGGATCTTGTTGGAGAAGACCTCACCAAATACAAGGAATGGAAGAAGACACTGATTGACCGATTTGTAGCCGACAAGGCAAAGATTATTACCTCTGTATCGCCAAATGGAATCCTTACATTGACTCCTACGATGGAAGATGATGACGAAACACCGATCCGAAACAGCAATAAACCGGTTGTCTGCGGAACAGGTAAGAATCCGGTGAATCGTATGAAGGGAATCTCCAAGTTTCTGGACGTCAATCACGTGGGTGTTCCAGGAGCACTGAAGGGAGCACCCTTTTGTGCCTATGCAGAGCTTCTTGCTCGCGAACAGCATAACTGTGCCTGGTATACTCCTGAAGAAATCAAGATTCTCGACACAGATGACGTTAAAAAGACACTTAAGAAGTTCATGAAAGACTAATTAATGGTTCAAATCACAGTCTTGACAAACGTATATAATGAAGAATACCTAATGCCCTTCTGGCTTGAGCATCATCGAACGATATTTGACCATGGAATTGTCTTTGATTGGGGATGCACGGATCGATCGATGGACATCGTTCGAGAGATGTGTCCTACATGGGAAATTCGAAAGGCCATAGACTCTCATCCATCCAAACGTCTTGAAAAGTTTGATGCATATGAAAATGACGTGCTGTTCATGTATGCCGAGATGAAACTGTCAGGATACAAGATTGTTCTAAACACAACCGAGTTTCTTGTAAGCTCTAAACCAATTCGAGAGTATCTAGCCGATGAAACAAACAAATCCTATCCGCTTCAATCTCTCACTGTACTCTCACGGAAGGATGTCCAAGAACCTACGACACTCCGCGAGTTGTTTGATGGAATTGAATGTGTTGAACGAAAAATCCGAAAGTGGCGAACACTACATTCGCATTACCATGGGCGCTACTCGCTTGGTCGTCATGAGATTACATTAGAACCATTTGAAATCCCACCAGTCTACATTCTTTGGCTTGGTGTGTATCCCTGGAATGCAAGTCTCCTCGCACGTGGTCTTCAGATTGCAGAAAAAATACCAGAGTCCGACTATGAAAATAACATTAGTTATCATCATAGATTTACAGCAGAACAACGAACTAAAAATCGACTATTCATGCTTGACCTATCAGTTCCGTTAACAGAAGTGCCTCTTCTTTCTGAAGCGTTGCTGTAAAACGAAAAGTATCCACTCTAGAACCAAGAAGGCATAATGGACGCACTCTATGAACGTCGCGAACTGAATCGTTCTGTTCACATTGATGCCCGATTCCTTCAACGTAATATTCATGCAAGCCTTGTAGCCCAACTGCGTCACAAGTATGAGGGCATCTGCCTTCCCGAGGGATATGTCCAGCCTCGCAGTATCACGATCACTGAGCATTCCTTTGGTCGCACAAACATCCTCAAGGGCGGTCTGGATTACAGTGTCCGTTTCCAAGCTGATTTATGCCTTCCCCACACAGGACAGAAGTTCAGGGCACCTGTGACTCTCAAGAGCAAGATCGGTCTGCACGCCGAGACAGATCCAATTAAGATCCTACTGCCCCGCGACCTTCACATTGGAAACTCTGACTTTGATGAGGTTGACGTGGGACAGACGATCGAATTTGAGGTGGTCGGAAGCCGATTTCAACAGGGCGATGAGACCATTGTCGTTCTCGGAAAGCTATTGGAGGTCATCCGCCCGGCCGTGCAGACGGATGAAGCCGAGCCCGAGGCACAACAAGTCATTGCAGCACCGGTTGGCACGGGCGATTCCGAGAAGCGCACGGTGACCGTTGCAGTGGAAAAGACAAAGGCACAGGGCGAGGCGCGGAGGAAGAAGATGGTTCGTACTGTTGCTCCATCTACAAATGAACCGAAGCCGGAAGGAAAAAGTGAAGGAACGGCTGGAGCTCCTTGATGCAAATGAGCACGCACAGGTATTCGGAATTATCAAAAAGTATACAGAATCGTTCACAAAAACACAGACAGGCGTTCTTGTTTCCTCAGACGTCCTTCCCGATGAGTGCATACTTGAGATCGAAAAGATGATTGCTTTTTACCTTGACCAACACAAGATGATGGAGGCTGATGCACTTGAACGAAAGACCTACGAACGTAGGAGTTAAAATGGATGTAAATCCTTCACGACTAAAGATAAGGCAAATGGAGTCCCTTCTCCCTTCTACCGCACGAAACAACCTCAAGGAGTTTGCTTCGCTCGTTAAGAAGGACACCCACGCAGAACTCGAGTGCAAAATTCTTCCGAACCAGATTCACACCAAGGACGTTGCTGATCGCATCGTTTCTACAATTCAGCTGTATTCCCGAGGTGCTCCAGTGGAGGAGCATCGGGCTACATTTTCGTATTCCGACGGACTTCGTGTAGTCGTTGTTGGAGCCGAGAACATTCACAAGGTCTGCACAACCGGAAGTTTCCGAGGTGTTCCGCTTGAAGTTGAGCGCAAGCGTCGCTACTTTGAGGTCGTCACGGCTATCTCCGGTAAGTCCGATATGATTGACGTTCCTGACGCTTCAGTCCGCTTTACCCTCCGTCACGAGGAGCACCTTCGCAAGGACTTCTCAGGAGCCCCTATGGACGCTGCCTCTCATGTCCGTATCTTGCATCGCAAGTCCTGGACAAGCTTGGACGGGGTTGTGCGCTATGACTTCTCGCAGAGCAAGTCCAAGACCAAGCAGACCAAGACATTTGCAGAGATTCTCAAGCAGACACCCAGCTATGAGCTAGAGCTGGAAGTTCTTGACCGCACCAAGTCAGCCGATGTAATCGTCGACTCCATGCTCAAGCATGTGGCTCCGGTTCTTTCGGCGTTTCAGGGGTCGCAGTTCCTTCTGTCCAATGCCGACTCCAAGCGCTATGCGATGGAGTTTGAGATGACACGGACGCCCTTCATTAACCCCGTGACTCTGGAGCGCCGTCACCTTCAGGCTGATCGCTCAAACAATATTCTGACCGGCTACACGGTCACAAACAAGGCCGATGGCGAGCGCTGTTTCCTTGTCGTCATGCGAGACAAGCGAGTCCTGCGTATCACGCCGAGTTCTGTGGTGACCTGGACCGGGCTGACGGCTACGAATGACATTCACGTCGGCAATATCATTGACGGTGAGTATCTTGCCGATCGCAATATGTTCTGCATCTTTGATGTCTACTGGTTCCGCAATAAGGATGTTCGTCGGTTGCCCCTGATGGCCGATGGACCGTCTCGTCTCGCATGTGCCCGCGACTTTGTCACACAGATCTCGACAGAGTTCACATCTCTCCCGTCTAACAAGCCGTTGCGCGTGGTGACCAAGATGTTCCTTGCAGGCGATGGCCCTGCAATGCAAGAGGCAATTCGTAAGATCCTGGATACAGCCTTTGAGTATCCAACGGATGGTCTTATCTTTACACCCAAGTCTTCACCGGTTGCTCCAGAGAAGGAGCGCAAGGGACGCACATGGCTGAACCTCTACAAGTGGAAGCCTGCAAGTCATAACAGCATTGACTTCCTTGTCAAGTTCAAGCCCGGTGAGAGCTTTGATACTGTTCTGGAGACGCGTGTGGTCAAGGGAACCTTGTATATCTCACGGACACCGGGCGATATCGTGTATCCCTGCGAGACGATGACGGGCGAGTACACAGTCCCCGAGATTCCTCCGGAGCACCGTGGTCAGGATCGTGTCCCATCTCCCTTTCAGCCCATGGTCCCCAAGGCTCCTGAGGCGCACATCGTGTCTCTCCCTCTGAATGAGAAGGGTGTTCCGGTTGACCAGGAAGGAAATCGCGTGGAGGACAATACGATCATTGAGTGTGCCTACGACACGGACAAGGGACGTTGGATTATCATGCGGACCCGCTACGATAAGACGCATCAGTATCGTGTTCTGGGTCGCCCGCAGTTCGGTAATGACATCTCAGTAGCCGACTCTATTTGGACGAATATTCACGTGCCGATCACGGATGAGATGATTCGCGATCTGGTTACAAGTCCGCCGGACTCAACCTTTGAGGATGACCTGTATTACCGTGACAACCTGGATGCGCGCGACCGAATTCTCAAGGATGTCTATGGATTCCATAATCGGATCAAGGACAGCCTGTATCGGTCTGCAATCAAGTCGGGCGATTCCTTGCTTGAGCTTGCAGTGGGACGTGCAGGTGACCTGCTGAAGTGGAAGAGGACCAAGCCGTCGCTGGTCGTGGGTATTGATTCGTCCTCAGCCTGTCTGCTCTCGCCTCGTCAGGGAGCGTGTGTCCGCTACCTGAAGGAGAAGATGAATCACCCAAATGAGTATCTGCCTCCAGTGCTCTTTATCAACGGTGATATGACCAAGCCCCTCTTTGAGGGCGATAACAAATATGCAAATATCGTCACAGGAACTGAGCCGGCTCCCACGCCCTATCTGTCTAAGTTCGCAGGGCACACGGAGTTTGACGTCATCTCCTGCCAGATGGCGATTCACTATGCATGCGAGTCCGAGGAGACATTCAAGGTCTTCGTCTCTAATCTGGAGAACCACGGAAAGGGTATGTTCTTCGGAACATGCTTGGATGGTGCATCAGTCTATGCCCTGATGCTGGGCAAGAAGAGCCACATGTTCCGCGCGGGTCGTCAGATCTTTGGCGAGTTTGTCAAGGAGTATGACGATGGGACGGGATGGACAGAGGAGTTCGGTCAGGCAATCTCGGTCAAGCTGGAGAGCTTTGAGCAACCTCAAAAGGAGTATCTGGTCCCGTTTGAGAAGATGACGGCTGTTCTCAAGGAGGCTGGATACGATCTGATTGGAAGCACGATGTTTGCCGATCACTATTCCGATCAGAACAGCGTCACGCTCACCCAGGAGCACCAGGCATTCAGCTTCCTCCACCGAAGCTTTGCATTTGAGAAGTCCAAGGAGCCCAAGAAGCCCAAGGAGACAGAGAAGCAGGAGGTCACGCTTCCAGTCGCCCCGCCCGAGCCCGAGGTTAAGGATGAGCGCTCGGAGCAGGAGAAGCCGTCTGAAGCAAAGGCCTTGCCCAAGAAGAAGATCATCAAGAAGGTGGCTGAGCCTGGCGCCGAGCCGGTCCTGTTCTTCGGAGCCGATGAGGGTAAGGGCGAGTGGCGCGTGCTCTCCAATATGCACGAGGCTCCCTTCCAGATTGACTCCATCACCTTTCCTACGGTGGAGCACTACTTTCAGTGGGCGAAGGCTAAGCAGTTCGGCGATGGAGCCAGTGCCGACAAGATTCTGAAGACTCCCTCGCCCAAGGCTGTGAAGGCGCTTGGCAAGAAGGTCAAGGACTTTGTCAAGGAGGAGTGGGACAAGACCAAGGACGGTATTATGCGCATGGCGGTCAAGGCTAAGTTCATCCAGCATCCCGATCTGAAGACAAAGCTCTTGGAGACTGGGAAGCGACCGATCGGCGAGGCCTCTGCTCGCGATAAGTACTGGGGCATCGGAACCTCTGCAGATACGTCCAAGGCAAACGATCCATCCAAGTGGCCGGGCAAGAATGTGTTGGGTAAGATGCTTATGGAACTGCGGACAGAACTTACGCAGTAAAGAAAGGGAATAGAATAATGAAATATCCAAATATCCTCTTCTTCCGAGACGAAGAATATGCTGCAATTGACACATTCCTCGCAGTGAATGAAGAGAAACTTAACTGCACGATTAATCCAACCTCCAATCCGGAGGATGTTCTCAAACTTTTTGATGTAAATTATCACCTCATCGTCACCTATGGAAAGTCAGAAGCAGAGTATTATGGGCGAATGGGACACTTGGTGAACCGCATGCGCATGAGATGGCTTCACTTTTCCGAAAATATTAAGGACATTAATGCCTTTAATCGCGGTGTTAACTATTGCTACATTCACAACTGTTTGATCCCTCAGCAACTGACACGTCCGATCTTTTCGGTGTTCACCACCTGCTACAACTCGTATAACAAGTTCTATCGTCCGTATAACAGCCTCAAGGCACAGTCACTCAAAGATTGGGAATGGGTGGTTGTGGATGATTCTCCGGATGATAAGCATTTCGAGTTTCTGCGGGCACTTGCAAAGAAGGATCCTCGCATTCGCCTCTATCGCAGGTCAGAGAATAGTGGAAACATTGGAAATGTGAAGAATGAGGCAGCTTCGATGTGCAGGGGCAAGTATGTTCTTGAACTCGATCACGACGATGAGATTCTAGTTGACTGCCTTGCAGATGCCACCAAGGTCTTTGATGAAGATCATGATGTTGGATTTGTGTATATGGACACAGCTCATCTCTATGAGAATGGCAATACACACTCGTATGGTGATCACTTTGGTCTTGGATACGCAGGATACTATTGTCAAAAATACAATGGAACGTGGGTGAATGTGATTTCAACACCCAATATCAATAACTATACATTGTCACACATTGTCGGCGTTCCTAACCACCCTCGTATGTGGCGTCGTTCAACTCTAAACGAGATGGGAAACTACTCAGAGTTTCTGCCAATCTGTGATGATCTTGAACTCTTGCTCAGGACGGCCGTGAAGACCAAGATGGCTCGTGTGCACAAGCTTGCGTATATTCAGTATATGAACGATGGATGGAACAATTTTTCACTGATCCGAAATTCAGAGATCAATCGTCTAACTCCTCACCACATTGTTCCCCAGGCCTACAAGGAGTTTAAGGTGGACGATGTTATGCGTGAAAAGAATGGGTTCGAAGAGCCTACTGAGAATTGGTGGACATTGCCGATGTGGAAGCGTGAGAACTTCACAAATAAATACTGTAATGCACTCATCAATCTCAACTACAAAAAGCAATACTGTATTCTTGGCTACAAGTGTCTGATGGAATGCGTAAAGGATGTTCGCACCCTTTATGAAAACCCCGAAAATGACTTCTTGGTGTTGGAGAATAGTATGCCCAAGGAAGATCTCTGCGCAATCCTTGATGAACTGAAGCTAAGTCGGATGAAGTGTTATGCAATGTCAGATTGCACCTGGGATCAGCTCTATAAGTACTTCTTTTTGGTCTACAAGAGCACCGATGCACATGAGGTCTGGAACTCTAGCGAGTCTGCCTATAGTACTCTTCATATGACATCGTCGATGCCTGCGGTTGCGCCGGCGCCAGATCTGGAACAAACCGTTGAGACAGCTTAGTTCCGATCACCTGGGTGGCCTGTTCAGGCGTGATCTCACCCCTTTCAATCTTCCGCTTCAGTGCAAGCATCTCAAAAAAGGTAGAGTCAAGGCGATCCTCTGCATGCATCTGAAAAAGGGAGGGGTAATTAAAATACAGAATCTTGTTCTCCTCTTGAAGCTTCAGTTCGTATTGAATCTTATTATCTTTCAGGTGAGCCCACTTTGCCTTGGACCCATCCATATTGCGAACATGTGCCTGGATCTGCGTAGCGGTAAGATCTTCATCATTGATTCCGCGCACACCGGCGGACACTTCGGCTTCAGTCAATTCACGAGTTGTTTGGGGCATACCTATACTCCAACCAATGGCTTTAACTTGGTCATTAATGACGCACATTCGTCGTGAGTGGTCATTCCGGTCAAGATAATCTGACCCGTTCGGAAGACCTTTGCAATCCACTTGGTCTCTGGAAAGTAGATCTTCACCGCGGGATAGACTGCCGGCTCATAGACCGTTGTGACGCCCTTTCCACGCAGGGACGCATACAACGCATCACGAGACAGGTTCTTCGTATCCACCAGTTTCGTCTTGTAGTTCATCAAGACCACACGACGAACATCAGTCCATTCTCCAGAAATCACAGCTCCAGGACAATGCTCCAGGATGTGTGTGCGCAACCGCGTAGTCACATCTCGGTCATAGGACTCATCAAGAACGCCCGTGATGTGAAACACGCCGTTCTGGAAGATTTTGACGGTAATCTCCTTGCGAGGAAACTTCCCATTGCCGTCGGACATCACGACGACTGTAATTGAATTATGTCCAAATCCGGTTGTGCGCTTAGGTGGAGTTGTCTTTGCCCTTCGCTTGATGAGGTCTCGCTTTGATGATCCCCTCTTCAGAACACCCTGCTTTTCGATCTTGATAACCGAATCCGTAAGTGGGAGATCCTGAACTAGAGTGTCGGTGTTGAGGCGAACCCCCATCGTATACAAGACGACCATTGTTGTGAGTGTTGGCTGATCCATTGGGTTCAACTGTGTAGACCCAATCGATTTCGTTTTTCCACGCCTGAGAGAGTGAAAATGGGAACTGCGTAATTAAAATACAGTTAAACTGACGGATTGCTTTTCGCAAGACAACTTCTTCATGTGGTGTCAACATCCACCCATCTAGATAGCCAAACCAAAGAACACCTGTTGTCTGATGTGCAGTGATATCCAATACAGTATCCATCCACTTATCGAGGGGAAGAATTGACAAGTCAAAACACCCAGCTGGTTTTGGAATCTTGTAGGTATAGACTGTCAACATACTTACCTTCCTACAAAGGTGTTTAAGCGTTACGATCCGCCGTATGAGGCCAGTTAATTGTGCTCTTCAGAGCCGCCGCCTGCGCCACCGTCA